TTAACACTTTCTGTCCTCCAGCTTGGTTAGTCGCTCTTTGATTGATTTCAACTCTTCCTTGAATGTGTCTTTAATCCATTTCACATCCGTTTTGATGGTGGCAATAGTGGCAATGCCCACCCCTGCCTGAATTAATATGCCTAGTAATGCGCTATCGGTCATGATTACCTCGCTTGCACGGTTGCTACGGTTTGTGGTGAGACCCCACCGTCTAACAACACCTGATACTCAGGCCGCAGCCTCATTTCAGCATCAAAAATGGTGTCCACCAATGCCTGATTTTTAGGGTTCAGCTTGATAACCGCTTCCAGCCACAGCTCATCTTTGACCTTGTAACTAAAATCCAGTTTTGATTTATCAAGGAAAAAGCCCGCCCATGCTCGTTCAATATCATGCGAGCCGTTCGCCTGAAATTGCAGTTTGGCCAGCAGATTCCCGAGCGGTTCGGTAAATGATTTTGAGCCGCTATTGATGTATTGGTAAATGTAGTAAACACCCCCAATAGTGAGCAACAGACTCAGGTTTTTGCTAATGAAGTTACCCATAGAATCCCCACTGAAAACCGCGCTGAATTTCACCCATAGAGTACGGCTGCTCACCGTTTTCCATTTGAATCATAGCCTCAATCACCCGCGGGTATTCGCTATCATCCAGTGTTTTGTTGCTGTCCACATTGGCTCTGCTCGACACGAACGCGATATATCCTGCCGTGTCATTCTCATTGGGTGGAGCCCATCTGCTAATAATGTCGCTGACATTTCGAATATCGTATTTATGCGCATAGGTTCGCAGAATGCGAGCAGCGGCACGAATACCATGCTCAGCGGTTTCAAAAATGGCAAAACGGCCATCACTGCCCACTAACCCAACCCAATTTTCACCCGCTTCAATATTCAGCGGATTGTTGTTGCGGATACCCCGCGCAGCTTGTTGCGTTGTCATATATACCCCTATTCCCAAAACGATTAATGCGGTGATGATGTGTGTAGTGTCGAGTCGCATTAAGCCCGCTCCTCAAGAATTTGCACATCACCCAACGAAAGCAGCGCATCTTGATTGGTGAACACCGATTCAAAATACATCACCGATGGTGTGAAATTGGCGTGGCCGTTTTCAATTGCGGTCGTTTTTGGTGGTGATACACAGGCCATAAATAGCCGATGCCACCCCTTAGATAACGTGACACTTAACGTTTTATCGCCATAAGGCCAGTTCGTATCCCCCTCAGGTGTTGGCGCTTTCGAGGTGTTTACACTTCGGTCATATTTGAACAGCGTCAGCGTCTCCGTGTTAATATCTCCAACCGTTGCCCAAATCCCAGCTTCGTACACCCCACTCCCAGCCTCCGTCCACGGATAGGTTTTAACCGTGTCATCTATCTTCAAGTCAAACGGTGTGTTGTCCAGCTCATCAGGAATAAACACATCGAAGTAAGGTACGCTTTCGCCCTCTAACTGTGAGCGTGTATATGGCCTGTCATTGTTATGACTTAACCATTTCGAGACATAGGGAAGTTGAATGCTTTGGGATTGAAACACGCGCTTGTTTTCGGCTGAGATAAAATAGTAAATATCACCGAAGTTTGTGAGCTCAATCTCAGAACCACCTTTGAATAGCCGCCCATTTTTTACTGAACCATAATCCCCCGTCATATCATCACCGCCAATCCAAATGTCAAAGGGCGCTTGTAGCATAGCGCGCAGCCGTGGCGGGTCAAAATCCATGAGCTTGTTTACTCCTGGTCTTGTTGGTACGGTATACGATGATATTACGGATGCACGCTCAGGCTGTGGAGTGTATCCATACTTATACTTTCCAACCCATACTGTCACCCGCATATCTCGCTCAGCATACAAATATAGCGATGCGTAATGTATGTCGGCTAGGTTAATCCCTTGTACAACATCACTATCCAAAACAGCCTCGCCGCTCTTATTGAACATTTTCACTCTTAACCCAAGCGACGAGCGAACAACAGCAAACGCACTACCCTCATTGTTGATTTCCCATACATCCCCCGCCTTTAACACGTTATTCATCAACATCAATTAGCCCTCATCATTGCTACGGCCATACCCATGCCACCTAAACCCAACATGACGTACATCATGGTTTTGTTGGTGCTGATTGCGAGTTGTTGACCATCCGAGCGCGTGGAGTGGTCTGCGAACTGCAATGCCTGTTTATGCGCCAAAATAGTTTGGTCGCTGGCGTCTTTGTATGCGTCCTGCGTTGCTGTAATTACCTGCGCCCCCAAATCCTTTGCTAAGTTTGAAGCGTTATCCATGGAATACACAGCAACGTCTGTCATGCGTGCATTTGCATTGTCGGCGGCATCAATTGATAGGCCAGCGAGTTGCGCCGAGTTATCCATTGCGTAACTGGCAACGTCAGTAATTCGTGCGTTTGCATCCCCTATCGCACCAATCGTTGTATTTAGCGTGTCACCAGCAAAACCAATAACATCGCTATTGATACCAGCAGACAGCCCCAACATCTCACGCGCTAAATCGCCATTTTCTGCGATCGCATCTCGCGTTAGTGAGTTTTGTGCGTTGATACTGTCACCCGCAATGTTTCGGGTCATTGACAGTGCATCGCCCGCGAAATCTAGTGAGTCGCGATTTACATTCCCTGCAAAATCAAACCCGTCTCGGGTCATATTGCCTGCAGCATCAAAACCCGCGATATTTGCATCAACCAACCCCGCACCTAGTGACTCAATTGCGCTAACTAAGCCGCCGTCAGTCATGTTGTACGTGTTGCCGCTGCCGTTTGTGATAAAGCCGTTATTGTCACCCTGAACACCAATACTCGTACTGGTGTTATTGGTGGTTTGGCGTGATGTACTTCTGGATTTACTACCCATTTAGCGTCATCCTATAAATTGCATAGCCGTCTTCGTCCGTCGACTCGTACACAAATTGATAGGCCGACAATAAACGTTTTAACGCCTTGCGTTTTGTGTGGTAAACAATGGAGGGGGCTGAAATGCGGCGAGCTAACGACACCACTTTTGGTGCAATCGCCAGCAGGTTTTTACCTGCTGCGCACACCACACACAACCCGTCACGGTCTACACGCAACACGCAATAGCACCCCTCAAACTCAACCAGTACCGCCGAACCATGCGCCACTTCATTTTTTACGGTTTCATAGTCTGCCGCTGCCGCTGATTTAATTTGATGAATTTCACTAATGTGCGCCACGCGCATACCGCCCCCCTATTTTTTCAACAGAAATAAAGCAGCAATCGCCACAGCGCCAATAATCAAAAACTGGTTGTTAGTGCCGCCACCGAAATTGATATTTCCACCCTGAAAACCAATTCGCTGCATTTGGTCGCCTGTGCCAGATGTTGCGCCTGAACTAATGGGACTCCCAGCCCCATTAGTCATACCGGGTATCGCACCCGTTGCACCTAGCATTGCGCCAAACATTACGACTGCCCCGCAGGTTTGCGCATCCAATCACGTACATAGTCAGCCAAAATTGCACCCGCGACCGAGATAGCCACGCCATACGCAAAATATTTCAAGTTCTTCGGATTACCTTTCATTTCATTGCCTTCATAATTAGTGCTACAGCCAACAACCCACCAAATCCGTACAACACGGTTGATTGTGGTAAACCAAACACCATTGGTTCAGTAGGTTGCGCGGTTTGGGTTTTTGGTGCGTCCACAAGTACCGCCGCGCCATTGTCTAGCTCTGCGGTGTTCATGTGTTCGTTTTGGGTGATGCCGTTTGATGACTTGATGGCCTTAACCTTCTCAATATCACCCCACATTTTCAGCGCGTTACCCAAAAATGAGTTCGCGCCATCCCACCAACCGCCGCCCGTTGTAGTTGCCGCCATTGTTGGCGCTCCCTCTGGTTGCATTGGTCAACCCCCTTAGAATGTTGATTTTGCGTAGTCGTCAAAATAGTGCACAACCACCTCGGCGCTACCCGCTTCAGACGCTTCAACACGTAAACGCATGTCATTGATGGTGTTATCCAGCGCTAGCGCACTAAACACATCCCCTGCCAAAAACAGGTCAATTGCGTGTGTATTGGTTCGTGGTGAACGGCCGCGCTGCTTTAGGTGGTGCGTGTGTAGTGGTGCAGGAATGTGGTCACGCCATTTCACGTTGTTCACCAGAAATTCGGCAGACGTAACGCCCGATTTTTTAATTTCAATTAGCGCGATTTTTGCACCTAATGGGCGCGGTAGATTTTCAATTTCGTTGATACCAACCGCAAAGTTGTAGCGGAACGAACGACGCTTGAACAACCAACCAGGAGCACTCCCAGAAGATTTTTCGGCAAACGCTTTAATCACTGGCGCAGTTGCATCCGTTGCGATATCAAATTTGATTTGTGCGATAGACAGGCCAGTTGTACCCAACGCAAAAAAGCGTTGCTCAACCAACGATGGATTTAATACACCCTCAATCTCAGGACGCACAAAGTACAGCGTTGCAATACCGTCAACCTGCTCACGTTTAAAATATGCATTTTCGTCAAGCAGGTCTTGCAGCGTGCCGTACTCTGTTAGCGTTCGGCCTTGCAGCTCAACTTTTAGATTTTTGATTTGTGCAGGTGTTACGCCTGAATATTCAAAATGAATTTTTTCGTATGTGCGGCCAACTGGCAGCGTTAACGAAACACTGCCGCCAGCAGCAACACCAGTTAGGTTATTTAGTGGAGAAACTTCTAACATTGCGCCCCCTTAACCTACGATTGTGCGTTTGATTGAACGAAGCGCACGAACGTTATTAAGAACGGCCAGCACACCCAACGTGACGCCAACGGCAGTCAGAGTAGATTTATTTAACATGCGATGATTACCTTGTTTGGTTTTAAAATCGCTAAGTAATAAATCAGGCGTTTCGCTCTTGAGGGAAACGGTTTTCGCTATAGGGGGAGCGAAAAGAGCGAAATTTTCGCTCTTTTGACTAATAAAATTTATAGATTTCCTCTATCAACTCCTCTCTACTCACTTCTTTGTAGTGGCGCTTCTCATTCTTTTTGAGAAAAACACGATTAAATTTCGGTTTGCTTTCGACGAAATAAAACAACCCCGAGTTAAACACCAGCATGATATTCATAGGTGGTTTTTGGGCATGAGGCACTTTTAAATGAAAAGTTAAACTCTCTCTCATGACACCATTTAACCATTCATGATTGGAGTTATATAAGCTATCAAATCCAATCACTACTTTTTCAGCAGACTGACGAGCCGCATCAAAAGGCTGCACCTCCTTACTCCCCAGCCCCTTTAGGGACTCAAGCAAACTTAACATTACGCCACCCTCAATTGGTCAAATGTCAGATTTTCGGCTTTACCCGTTTTTAAATGGATTACTTTTGGCTCAATGTTGCCGATTCCCCCTTTGCTTTTTACCAAATAATAAAGGCGCTCATCTTCATAGAGGGCATTCAATTTACTGATTAGGTAAATGTCTTGTAGGTCAGCATCCAATTCTACGGAAACCCGCTTTGCATCTGCTTGCGCTTCTTGCGCCCCGAGTACCTTGCGTGGCGAATTGTTCCAGATGGTTTTTGGCACTTCCTGCGAACGCTGAAAAACCGTGTGCAAAATAACACCGAATTTTCGCCCGCCCGTAGCCAGCTCACCAATGATAGAGTCATCCTTGCCAGCGGTGTCGCTGAGCTTGGCAAGTTCCTCAATCACTACGTGCAACTCTCGGTTGCCGTCTGCGGCTTCCCACATCAATTGACCAAACCAATAAAGCTCGGTTTGCTTGGCTTTTTTCAGTTGCTCACCCTTGAGGGATTTCGGAAACTCTGGACTATAGGCAACAACAAATTTCTTGCCCGAACGCCACGCTTCCACAAACGCCTGAGCAAATTGCTTGCGGTTTGTGTAGTGATACACCGCACGGCCACCCAAACCATTAAAATGACCGCGCTTACGGCCATCGTATTTATAATCGCCGTATAAATCGAAAATCGCGCACTGATCACCCACCATATCCAGCAACTTAACGGCGGTAGTTTTACCGCCGCCAGTTCCCGCCAAATAACATACATGCTTTGCTTTTAAAGCATTGTTAGAGTTAATGGCCACTAACAACCTCCGTATTTTCGCTATTTAATTCGCCCTTGGTGTTCTCTTTTTCGTATGCCTTAATTTGCTTAAAGACCGAAATCGCAGCAGTGCCGAGTACCAACCCTAGTTCGATTTCTTCTTTCCATTTCACCATCCACGAGGGCATCCCGCCCTTGCAGTATTTACGCACCACAGGCGCGGCTTTTTCTGCAATCACTTCACGCGTTTCATTATCAATGGTTACTGGCGCTTCAATGGTGGACTCGATAAAGTCAGCCAGCGAAGAAACGCCATACCCAGCCAGCGCACTAATGTCGCTTTCGGTCATTTCTTCCGATTCAGCAACTTCCCCCACTTGCTCATCCTGAACAGCCGTGAATTTATCTAGATGGCTGTATTCGTCCACCGGTGGCGATTGCTGCAACTCCGATTGCGCCGATTGCGAGCCACCCCCAAAAGTTAAATCCTCCATCGCCGTCGCTATCGCTGTTTTCTGTAGTTCCGCTGGTAAGTCGTTCGCCTGATTCTGCATGTTCGTTTGCTCCTAGTTCGCTAATTTGTTCTGTTTGTGGCACCCATTCATCAGGTGCGGGATTGTGTAAAACCACCTGCGTTTGCATTTCGCTATTTTCGCTCTGCAAAGCTTGCGGTTGCTGGGATTGTTTATTTACCGCTTTCGCCCATTTCGCTTGAACATAGTCCCCGCTTCTTTGGTCCATTCCGCAATTGGAACAGTGCAAGTAAAAAAGTTTTTTGCCGTTTTTTCGGCGCTTGATGCTGGCGAACGTGCCGCAGCCGTCACACTCAATTACGCCTAGTTCCTCGTTAGTCGATTTCGCCATCTTGCATCCCCTCTAACATTTCTATTCGGCTCGCCATTTCTGACATTAGCGACACCGTGTCATCAAGCGCGGCCTCTGCCAGTCTAATTTTTTTACCTACCTGAATGGCTGGTAGCTTTTTCGCCTCATTAATTTTCCCAGCGATTTTTACGATTTTTTGCTGCACTTTTAATTCTCCTCAGATTCCCAATGCTCATACCTTTTCACCCACTTCACGCGCTCGACTGTGCATGTGATTTTGATGCCCGATTGCTCTAAACCACCATTGATACATTCGTCCAGCATCCCCTCAAATACATATTCTTTTAACGCTCCATGGAACATGAATAACAGGCATATCACCCCCGTTGCCACTTTGTACCCTTTACGCATAACTCATTGACTCCTGCATTAGATTCCCGCCGCGAACCCAGTAATGAGTCACGGTTTGGTTGATTTCATCATCTTCTTGGTAAGTTGCTCCCCGCATGACTGCATTGCGATGCTCAGGGGGTATTAAATGAATGGGGTTTACCTTTTCCCCGTGCCCAATCTGCCAATCATTGGCTGGGGTATTACAGTTATTTCCAGTGCTCCAAGGAGAGTCGCTGTCGCTCCTCTTTAAAAGCCATTGCGTAACCCGAGTGACATAGGTAAACCCGCGCGATGCGATACCTATGGTGCGCTGTTTTGGCTCTCCGTATGCGTTAGCACCGTTTTCTTCCTTGGCTAGCTCTACTGGCCTTGATTGCTCACCCAATGCGCCGCCGAGCAACTCAATAAACTCAGCAAAACGACTGTTATCTGCGGCCTCGAATATCTCTTTTGCGATTTCAGACAATTTTTCGACTGACTCTTTAGGCACACGGCGAAACTCGCGCCAAATACCAACAGGCGCCCCACCGATAAATTGAAATTGCCGAATACGCCAACGGCTAGCCCATGCCGCTACATTCATCACAATGCCGTTTTCAGGCTCAATAGGTAGCCCCGTTTCGTCATCAAACATATCGCCCATGTGCGCGCCGTTTATGTTCTTGGAAATGTATTTGATGATGTACGACACGGCATCGCCTTTGCTTTTATCTTCCGGCGTGGCATCAAAACGGTTTTTCGCAGCCCCATCTTCGTCACCATCGTGTTGCAAGGCATAGCGGCGCAGGGTGTTGGTTACTGTGGCTTCGTCACTTGGCTTCATAAATAGCACCATGTGCCAGTGCGGGGTTGCATCAGCATGAGGTTCAACAATACGCAAACCAAATACCCCAATTTTGGCCTTGGATAACTCAGCGCGAACCTTTGCCCACTGCTTTACCAAATACTCTTGGGTTTCACGTGGCGATGCGTTGTTATATTTATCACTGTTTGCGTGGTACTTAGACGGCGCAGTAACGGTGTAGAACATGCACGCCATGCCTTTTTCCTCTGCCCATTCTTTATAGCCACGAATGCGAACTATCATTTCAATGCGCCTAATTTCGGGGTTAGAAATGGAATGGTCAAAAACGTGTTTCAGGTCGATGGTTTCGCCGTCCTTGCTTTCAAGCTGCATGGACTCAACCCATTCACGTTGTGACTTTTTGCTGTGGCGGAACTCTTGAACTGCATCTTTGCTGGCATACGGGGAGACCCCTTTTTTAACCAAACCCATAGTGATATTTAAATGCTCAAGTGTGGTGTCGCGTAAACGGTTTAGTTTGCGCAACCACCATTTATCACATTGCATGCGACGTATTCCGCGCTCTAATCGGTCTGCTAGCAAATTGGTATCGCAACGTTCCCAAGTACCGTCTACCTTTTTTGACTTGGCGGCGTTAAAAGTGGCTTGATAAGGCGGTGTCACCCCTTGCGACATCGTGAAGTCATGCATTGCAATGTAACTGGCAAAAACCAGCTGCTCTGCATCTTCAAGAGTCGTACTTTCATCAAACTCAACAATACCCATTTGCTGGCAAATCGTGGTGATCTGCTTAGCTTTATCTTTACGGGCTTTTTTGCTGTTTAATTCGCGGATGGTAAGTGGCGAACGGTCAACAATTTCAGTGACTCGCTCAATGGTTTTTCGCAGGTAAATATTGGCTGAGCGCTCTGGGTTTTTCGCTGTCTCTGAGTTAAAGCGTTTCGCATACCCATGCGCAGCAATGCGGCGTAAGCGGTTAGTGGGTATTAGCGCTAAGCGTGATTTAACTTGCTCTGCAACCTTATCAAACCCGAACTTACCCCAACAATGCGGAGCAGCCCTAGTAATGGTAATGGGCTGCATCTTTTCGCTATTGCCGACAAGCTCCCAGCAAATGGGAAGTGAACGCGAATCAATCATTTACTAACTCATACGTCATTAGCCAAAAAAACCACATTGGCGCGGTTGATTTTTTGAATTCGACAGCTAACACCTTGACCTTGCAAAACAGTTGGCCGCTATGGTGGTCGCACAAATTCACTACGTCACCAACAGCGTACAGGGCGTTATCGGTCGTCGTAATAACTGTTCTCACACATAACCCAGCCTTATCAAACTTATAACTTTTGGGGCAGGTTAGGAGCTTTTTAAGACTGTTCATTAATCACACCCCATCTACTTTACGAATAACCGAACCAGGAGCGCCGTTTTCTTCAAAGTATTGAATGCAGTCACTACATAACCACCAATCAACCACCTCACCAGTTGGGGAGTTTTGCGTTACTAAACCAACGACCTCACGACCACCGCTCTGACACATTTCACATTCCAATAACTCGTCAAAAAGCGCTTCCAAAGCATCGCCGATATCAGTGAAACCACTTTCTTTTATACTGGCAATCTCGCATTGAACTGATTCAAGATATTGGCTAGCCCCATCCAACTCACCCCGTACAGCACCAGCCACTAACTGCTTTTCTTCAAGCGTTAAATTTTGGTACTTTTCAACAAGCTTCCAGTAGTAATCAATACGCTCTTGGGTAATTTCATCTAGTGGCGCTACCCCGTACTTTTCTACGTGCTGATAAATCACATCATCTAATTTGTGCGCGAAGCGATTAGCACCTGCCAGATACAGTTCATCAACAGCATCTAGCGCTGACTCAACACCTGCGCGGGTTAAGCGATTGCCTCTCGCTGGTAGCTCTTGATTAATGTAAAGGCATTGCCTAATAGCGTTTCTGACAGCAAACATGCGCTGATTTGATTTCATTTCTCTACCCCGCACTTTTCAACCACATTGCAAACGGCTTCATCCACTTTATGTGCAATGTGGTGCATGCCGCACTCGTGAAAGCTATCTACAGTGTCCAACCACAAATCGACAGATGACTGACCAACTGGGTGCGTTGTCCCCTTTGTCAAAAATGACAACGTTAAACAAATCCGAATTCCTGCATTAAGATTGCAGTAATATGCGTTTGATTTCATAACACCACCCTTTTGCTTGCGCTCATGCGGTTGCGTGCTGCCATCGCCAAAGCGGATTTAAGTAATTGGTTGCTGCGTTCGCCGTTGCGTTGGGCTCGCGTCTCTTGCTCAATGCGTTGCTGCTCGGCTTCGCGCTGTGCTTTGTGTGATTTGATTTGAGCGCGTAATTGGCGGATTTTCATTAGCTGAATATCCCAATGTGATGGCTCGGTGATTAACTCGTCGATTTCTACGATTGAATGACTCATGCAACCCCCTTATCACCAAAAGCCATTCTCCGACTTTTTTCTGCAATAGCTAAATCACTCAAAAGCACCTTGTTTTTTGAAAGAGTGCAAATATCTAGAGCGTAACCAAAAGGAACTGGTCTAGCTCCTGTTAGGTAAGAGCGAGCTGTGTGAATACTGCTTGATGTCAAAGCAGCCAGCTCCTCTTTAACACGACCTTTTTCTTGCTTACTTAACGTGGAATACCACCTTTGCAAATTCATAAAGATAACCTCTGTATACTTAACGATACTGAGAGTATACACAAAGCAATTGATAGTCAACTTCTCCATGTTAAAAAATTTGCTGTCTTTAGATACAACCAGTATCCTACTGATTAGTTGCTTTATTTTTATGAGTTAAGTTATGGAACCGCACTGGGTATCAACAGCAAAAAGAAGAATGAAAACCCTCGGCATCACTCAAAGTGACCTCTTGGATGTTTTTGGGGTTACAACTAGGGGCGCTGTGGGTCACTACTTTTCAGGAAGACAATCAATAAATGTCGAACAACTCGAAGCACTATCAGAAAGGCTCGGTATGAGAATTGACTATTATGAGGTTGATAAAGGTGATTTCTCTATCAAAGATATTGAGCGAGTGCTCGACTCATGGCTACCGAGACTATCTCAAGTAGGGCTTGTTGAGTACAAGGCAGACCCATCAGCAATTAAGAAACTTCTCCTTTCATCATTCATAGATGAATCCAATGGCGAAACCAGAGACGCCGCCAAAGAGGCATAAAAAAAGAGCTAGAAAGCTCTTTTTTTTAATCTCTTATTTAGGGTCAAGCCCACTCCCGCTTGTTCGAGCTTGCAACTCTGGAGGCTCAACACCATTCCCACCAGTTCGAACCTGTAACTCAGGAGGCTCAACGCCATTCCCGCTTGTTCCACCACGAACGGTGTGACAATCAGATTTAATTAGCTTAATCACTTATTAACTCTCCTTAACTAGCCTTTTTAAGAGCTGCTTTTCTCACATCCAGAAAACTAACATTACCGTTAACATCAACATTGATTGTTTCCTCGTGCTCCTCAATAGCTAAAATCAAGCCCTCTTCGAACTCTTTTAGCTTTTTGAGTTTTACATCAATATCAAGCTCGGACATAGCATCCTTGTATTGATAACCAAGCCTCAAAAATCTAGCCTCATTTGGTCTTTTCTTTGAATATGAGCGCTTTGAAACCTTGAAGTAAAATGAGATTGCTACCCCAAATGAAACAACAACGGTTGCAAATGTAAAAAAAGCAAACCAATCCATTAAACAATCATCTCCCTTGGTCTTATATAGACTAACGCATAAATCGCCATTGCGATTGACACGGAAAACGTTACAACAGTAACCACCAACGAATAACAATTATCTAACAAACCTGAACTAAATACAACTTTATCTAACAATCTAAGAAGATGCCAAAAAGCCATAAAAATAGATGCGGTGCATATCACCTTTGTTAGTTTTGAATGACTAATCAAACTCCTATGGTGCAATAAGCAGATACACAGCACCAAAGAGATTTCTAAAGCTATCTTTTGAAAATACACAAATAACTCATAGGCGACTTGCGACAAACCACCCCTAAGCTCAAACAAAATGTACTCAAGAAATATGCTTAACAGAAACACAGCCACAACACACAGGTATGAAATAAAACTACTAATTTCCTCCTGAAAGTAATGATTATACCTCCTACCCAACAACTCCGTAGGTGAGCATCGTGTCCTTATAAAAATAGCAACACAGCCAATAACCGTTGAAATCAAACTCAAATAGTAACCAGCTGTATAAAAGCCATGTAACGAAAAATTGGACAATTTACCCCCCCATTTCACTCACATTATTAGCCACTAGGCCAGAGGTTGCTTCGGGTTTGGACTCCTCCTCACCTTTCTTTGGGTCAAAAGGGCTAGTACCAATACCACCAAAAACTTTAACCAAACTTTCTTTTGGCAACTCACACTGTACTTTAATTCTCATAATACAACCACCGTATTTAAAATAACAAAAAAGATAATATATGTTGACAACGAACAAATCAATCACCAAAATGATACTTACAGTATCACTTTGACACTTTCAAATATATCATAGTGGCACCTGTTTATCATCGAATTTACTAAACACTAGAGAGATTTAACAATGGAAACATATGTACAGCTAGGTTGGGTATTACCACCAGTATTTGAGCGATTAAAAGGGATTAAAAAAGATATGCTGGATTGTCGCCGCAAAGATGGAAAGATCCCTGAGGGGCATATATGGCGAAAAGCACCAGACGGGCGCGTTTATTACCATTTCGAGCGTTGGAATGAATACGTAGAGAACACGCTGTAATGAGTGATTTAAAGGACTATGCCGACCAGTTCGAAGGCATTGAGATACACGGCAAATGGATTCGTATTTTTTTTAGGTTTCGCGGTGTACGTTGCCGCGAAGCACTAAAAGGCTTAAAGGTTACTAGGTCAAACATTAAGTTTGCCGTTAATAAACGCGCGGCAATTCTCCACGAAATTGCCACCAACACATTTGACTATGCCAGGCACTTTCCTGATTCACAGCGCGCGCACATTTGGAGTGCGCCACAAAATGAAATTCCCACCGTTCGTGATGCGTTGGAAGTTTGGTTAAGCGTTAAAAAAACCCAAATTGCACACAGCACGCATCGTTCTTACGACAATAAAATCAAAAATCACATCCTGCCTAAGTGGGGAGCGCATAGGCTCAACCAAATAAAACAGAGTGATTTAAAGGTTTGGATTAGCGTTGACTTGGCTAACCTGAGCAATAAGACCATCAATGAGTTATTGATACCGTTTCGTGGTGTGTTTCATGATGCAAAGGCGGATAGGCTATTAGAGTTCAGCCCATTTGACTACATTGACAATTTAAAGGTGGTTAGGGATGAGCCAGACCCATTTACAAGGGAGGAAATAAACACGTTTGCAAACACACCTACAAGCCGCCCACAGGAAGTGAATGCGTTTGTATTTTGTTGCTGGACGGGTTTGCGCCTGTCTGAGTTATTGGCGCTAGCGTGGGAAGATGTAGACCTAGACAAAGGCACTATCAAAGTGCAGCGCGCTATTGTGCTTGGGCGCTATAAAGTACCCAAGACGCGCGGCAGTGTGCGAACGGTGCATTTGCTTGCGCCAGCACTTGAAATAATACGCAAGCAATTGGCACTTAGCGCAATGTTAGCGCCGAGGAAAATCACGGTGACGCAGCAGGATAATAAAACGGCTAAATCGGAGAGTGTACGTTTTGTGTTTGTGAACTCACTTTCTCACGACGAACTAAAAGGCGAAGCCCCCTACCGTGACCGCTTTTTTAAAACCCATCTTAAAAAGGCCAAAATTCGTTATCGTGGTCCAAGTCAAGCAAGGCACACTTTTGCCAGTCAATTGCTAACTGCGGGTGTTAACGAACGTTGGATTGCAAATCAAATGGGGCATACATCAACCAAGATGATTGAGCAGCATTATGGAAAATGGATGGAACAAGAAGTGCCAGATATGGCTAGTAGAGCAAGCAAATATTTAGGATTTGAAGACACTAAAATCACTCCGCGTATCCCCAAAATGTCCCCAAAATAA